TGAAAGCGCTGGCTGCCGGATTCCTGAATCCGAACAGCAACAGCAACCAGATCGTCTTCAACATCAGTCACATGATCACCACCACCAAGATCGCGGCGACCAGTTATTTCATTTGTCTGCCTGGCGAGAAGACCCAGCGCGGCGAGTGGGAAGATCTCACGACCCGTCCTGCCCAGCGCAACGAGCTCAAGCTCGGTGCCGATCATGTGTGGACCGGCGCATACAACGGCTCGATCGCCGAGAAGAAGCAGTTCAAAAAGTGCGCACTCTCTTAATTGAGAGTCGCGGACTCTATCGATTCACAACAAAGGGGCGGGCAGATCGCCCGCCCCTTTTTCTTTCCCCCTGCTTTAAAAGGTAATGACGATGCCCAAGATCACCGCTGATGACATCAAAGATATGGGCTTCGTCCAGGAGATGTTCGGCAAGGTCGCCCAGACCGACTTCGACACCTGGTTGACCAAGGTCATCACCGAGCAATCTGCAATCCTCAGTGGCCGCATCACCGCCACCAAATACGCCACAACCGAAGATCCAACTCAAACTTACATAAAACGCGCCGAGAAATGCCTGGTCGCCGTTGAGCTTTACAGCCGGCGTTTCATCACCATCGCCGAAGAGATCAACAAGGCCGACGGGATCGACGCTTTCAAACTTCGCCGCCAGCAAGAGAAATTCAACGAAGAAGCCGAATCACTGATCACGGTGATCACCGCCGGGAAAACCTCCGACGGCAGCGGCTATTCAGGAGGCACCCTGGTGACCTCCCACTTTGACGACTGATTATGTTTGGAGTGAAGACCGAAATCAAAGGCGACAAGATCGTCATCAAGGGGCTGCGCCGGATGGCGGCGGAGTTCCCTCACGCTTTCGATCGCGGACTTTCTCGTTCAGTGAAGGGGATTCATCGCGAGGCACACGATTTTCTTTCCGGCCCAGGACGCAAAGATGGCGACATCGCCGGTGGTGGTTACCCGGTACCAATCCGCTCCGGACACCTTCGTCGCATGCTCAACTTCCTTGAGCCGAACAGATCGAAAACAGTCAACGACGGTGATGAGGCGATCACCTTCGTTGCCGGAAAGCACGAAGCTATTGTTTTCAATGCCGCCTCCTACGGTGAGTCAGTCCACGATGGGTATGGCAGCAGCAAAGGCTTCGGCCCTCGCCCATTTATCGACGATGCTTTTGAGGAATTCAACCGGAGCGTCGGTGTGACTAAAACGATTCAGGATGAAGTCGGCAAAGCAATCAGGAAGCAGGGGTTTTCATGACCGACCACATCTGCGGAGAAAAAGAAACCCTTGGTAACCATGGTGCACGAATCAAGAACCTTGAAGATGAGAAACAAAATGACAAGGGTAAATTCAAAGAGATCTTTCGGCGCATAGGCAGCATCGAAAAGGGTCCGGGCGATCAAGCCAACAAGGAGATATCAGCCGTGAAAATCGGAATCATTATCGCTATTGCGACAGCAGCCGCCCAGTTGGGTATGGAAGTTGTCGCCTGGGCTTTTAAGGGAGTTTAAATGCCGAGATACGGACGTAAATCAAGAATGATCCTCGCCACCTGCCGCCTGGATATCCAGAAGGTGATGAATGAAGTCATTAAGACATTCGATAACTCCATCATCTGCGGTCGACGTGGAGAGCGGGAGCAAGAGAAAGCATTTAAAGAGAAGCGTAGCAAGGCCCACTTCGGTGAAAGCCCGCATAACTACCCTGAATCTTTCGCAGTAGATGCGCCGCCCTACCCGATCGATTGGCGCGGAGAGAAAGAACTACTCGAAGCTGCCAAGGCAGGCGATTTCAAAGAAGTGATCGAGATCCTGCACAACCTGGAACGCTGGACGCTGTATGCCGGGCACGTTCTCGCCACTGCCAGGCAGATGAAAGAGCGTGGTGAAATCAGCATCGAGCTGAAATGGGGTGGTGATTGGGATCGCGACACGCACCTATCTGATAACCGTTTCGACGATTTCCCCCACTTCGAAATTGTCGGGTGGCGGGAGATGGTCTCTTAAGTGAAGGAGAAGGTAATGAAAAAGCTGGTTTTGATTTTATTGATTCTTACGCTCACAGCCTGCGCAACCATCCAGGAGCAAGGCTACAAATTGACTCAGAAGGTTTGCGACATGTCTGAAGATGATCGTACGGCGCTACAGGCAACCTCTGATTCAATGACGGCACCGAACAAGATCCGCATCGAGTGTAATTAATAAACACATCCATCCATTAAAGGAGATCCAACATGAAGAAGCTTCTGTTTTTAACCACGCTGGTACTGCTGCTTGTGGCCGGAATCGTTTCCCCTGGTCTCGCAGCAGATGCGGCTGTCCCTGCTACCGATGTTATCAGCGGCGGCTGGGTAATGGCGTTGGTCGTTGCGCTGCTGGCTGTTTCTGAGGCGCTGGCCTACATCCCGGCGTTGAAGAGCAACAGCGTCTTTCAGATCGTCATCAATATCCTCGGAAAGATCGCGGAGCTTGTCGGCGCAAAAAAGCCTTCGGGCTGAGGTCGGTAATGCCTCTGTTTTCAGGATGGGCCGGGGTGGCCTCTGCCGCCCTCGGCCTCACCTCAAAAGGTATTGATCTCTGGCGGGGATATCGCAGCCAGAAAAAGGAACAGGAGCCACAAGCCAATGTGCAGGATCTGCGTGAAAGCATGGTTGAAGATGATGGTGATGCTGTCGATGCTCATGCTGCTGATCAGCATGACCGGGTGCGGCAAGCGTTACATCGTGATTGACGGTACCGAGACCATCAGCGTGAAGAAGTCAACCGTCGACAATCTTTATCAGGACAACGAGCTACTGCTGCAGGCGCTGGAGAAGTGCCAGGAGAAAGACAACTGATGTCATTCGTCCCGACCATAAAGGATCTCGAAGCCGCCCTGAAAGCTGATGCGGATCTGGCTGCTTTCATTGCTGCCAATTTCCCAGGTAAGTCTCTGACCGTGAAGCGGGTCTTTCGTGATCGTGAAGAGATCAAAACCAGCGACCTGCCGCTGCTCATGCTGACCAGACCAAGCCGGTCAGTCGAATATGCGCTCAATGATATCGACGATGATAATCACCAGGTGCGTGGTTACTTCCTCTTTCACGAATCAGATCGAACCATAGCTCAAGACCTGGTGATTGAAGGTGAAGAGGCAATTGTTGACGCCGCTATAAAAGATCCGGAGCGGTCAGGGTTAGCATCCGATACTGCTTTTCTCCGATCGGCCAATGATGAAGGAAAATTCCACCCGGTTTATGGGGTGATGATTGATCTGCAAATAACAAGACGAGATATATAAAAGGAGACAACGATGAGTCGATTATTTAAATCCGGAACCACCGTATACGCCGGGCTGCAAACAGCCAAAGGAATTGTCAAAGCACTAACCGGTGCAGATACTGTCCAGTTCCTTAAAGGGTCTAAGCTTCTCTGGCCGAAGGGAGAGATGATTGATTCGGAAATAAACACCGATAGTCGCAACCCTGCACCAAAGATCGTTTCTGGCATGTGGGGTGAAGGTGGGCTCGAAACCCAACTACGCGGCAGCGGTGTAGCCGGGACCGAGCCGACCGGCGTAGCGGCTCTTCTTACTTGCCTGTTTGGCACTATGGTTTCCAATGCCGCCGGCACGGTCGAAGCAGCTTCCGGAGCAGCCGCCGGATTCGATAGTGATCTCGATTTTGCGGTCGGACAGCTGGTCCGTATCGACGTTAAAGGAGATGGGACCGTATTCGATATCAGACGCATTATCACCAAGGTCGGCGGAGCTGCTCCCTGGGCCTACACCGTACAGCGCAATTTCAGCTCGGTGCCGGTCGATGATTGTGTTATCGCCGCTGGCGTTTCCTTCCTGAACACCGGCAGTGAAACCGAGAAATATCTCACCATCGAGCAGTTCGTTAAAACCCATAAACACCTCTTCACCGATGCTTCGATCGATGGCATGACCATAAGCCTGGCTGCCAAGCAGCTGGTCAAGATCGCCTTTGAAATCCGTGCCGGCAGCTATGCCAAGTCAGCAGCATCCGATGCTTACAATCGGGTAATTGACCCTACTCAAGGTCTCACGGCCAACAATCTCAATATGCTCATAGATGGCGTCAGCTCCAATATGAAGCAGACCGATGTCTCCCTGAAGACCCGTGATGAGTTCACCGGCGTAAATGATAACGGCCTCGGCGATCGTGATTGGTTGAATGAATTTGACCAGACCGGCAAGGTCACTCCAAAAGTTGAAGACTTCTCTTTCTTCGATACCTTCTTCGCCGGCACCCTGGCCAATATAGAAATGACCGCCGGCAGTGTTGTCGGAAACATGATGCATATCGAGCAAGCCGGATGTCAGTACACGGGTCCGGATGTAAGTGACGACAATGGTGCCTTCATGTGGGATCTCCCGTATCTAATTACCGGCGGCATCTTCATCGGCTTTTTCTAAACACCCGATCGGGGCGCTTATGCGCCCCAGGTATCTGGAGGATCTATGCGACTTGTATTCAAAGGCATCTGGTACCTACTTCGCCAGCCTCGATTTTTCATCAAGGTGTGGAGAGACAAGTATCAGCAACTAAAAGCGGAGGCCCACGTTGGCTAAAAACCGCGTAAGCATAGTTATAGGCGCCACCGCTAAAGGTGTTAAAGGGGTTTTCAGGAGAATCACTAATGGCCTTGGTGGAATAAAGAACGCTGTTTTTTCAATACAAGGGCTGCTTGCTGGTGGCGGTTTGGCACTGCTCGGCAAATCTTTTATCGACGCAGCCAGTACGACCGAGAATTTTAAAACCCGGCTGAAAATTTTACTTGGTTCTGCTGAAGCAGGAAACCAAGTCTTTAAGGATATGGCCGAATACGCTGGACGTGTCCCGTTTGAATACGAACAAGTGATGGCTTCGGCCACAGCCCTGGCTGGAGTTATGAAGGGTGGAGGTAAAGAGATTCGCGAATGGATGCCTATGATCGGCGATCTTGCTGCCGCTTCTGGCCTCTCTATTCAGGAATCGACTGATCAAATTATTCGTATGTACTCAGCGGGTGCCGGCGCTGCTGACCTTTTCCGTGAGCGGGGAGTATTGGCAATGCTCGGATTCGAAGCTGGAGTTTCCTACTCAGCTGAAGAAACCCGCAAAAAACTGATGTCGGCATGGAATGACCCCAAGAGCAAATTCAAGGGCGCGACAGAAGAGATGGCCGATGACTGGACCGGACTGATCTCGATGCTGAAAGATGGCTGGTTTTCATTCCGCACGGCGGTGATGGAGAACGGTGCGTTTGAATATATAAAATCTGTTCTCCAAGTAATTGTCGACAAAATTGCTGAAGCTAAGAAGACTGGCGACTTTAAGAAATGGGCGGATGAAACTGGCAAGGCAATTGTTACCGGCTTTAAATTTTTGATTACATCAATTCCCCAAGCGTTATTGATCATCTTGGAAATCATCTCAAAGATCGCCATGGGGATATCCGGCTGGAAGATTCTCTGGACCGAAGCAAAAATACACGCCATGGGATTTGCAATAGTGGTGCAGCAGGCAATGCAATTGTTTATTGCAGCGCATAGGCAGGTTCTCTCACTTACAAACGTTGGCGGAATGTTTGATGGGCCCCTGAAACTTATGGATGCTTTTGTAGATAACCAAAAAAAAATCCTTGGGAAATTACGCTCAGATAGAAATTCAGCTATTACCGAACAGGCACAGAATGTTCAAAGTATGGATAAAGAACAGGCTGAACTCGATAAATACAAAGAGCAGATCGATAGTGTCAGCAAATCCGTTGAGGGTTTTCTAACCGATGTCGACAAGCGAATAGCGTCTCAAAAGAAAGCGACCGAAACGACAGAAAAAGAGACCACGGCCATGCAGAAACTAAATACCCAATACAAAGAGCTGGCCAAAAATCAGAGGCTGGTTTCGCAAACCCGTGGATCCGTCGATCTCAATGATGTTGATGGCTTCAGCTACGGCGACATCAACGCCCAGGTTGACCAGGCAGAGAAAACACAATGACACCTTTCATCATTGAAATAGAAGATATCAACCTGATCTGGCAGGACGTAACGAAATACGTTCATTCCTTCGATGATGGCACCGGCAGTGCTGCGCAAATTATCCCGACCGTCTCTCTGCGTTTCTTGGCGGATGCGGTCGGCAACCTGCAGGATCTGATCGATCCGGAGCTGAACCAGGAGCGGCCACGCTTGCGGATCACCGAGGACGATCTGACCACCTACTACATTCTGCGTGATCTCTCCGGAGACGTGCAGCGGGCACTCGATAACCCTTCCCCCTCAGGCTTTGCCGCCGTGGCCTTGGTGAACGATTGGCCTGCCCTCACCCATACCTGGAATGAAGATACCCAGGCCAGCGTGATTGCCTCGCAGGTTTGCGTGCGTAAACCTGCGGATATGTCCGGACCTTCGGTCGGCGTGATCTGGTCGGCTACTCTCAACCCGATCATCCCCGGCGGACGCTACAGCGTACAACGCAAAGCCCGCAAGGAGATCCTCAAGGAGATCGCCGAGGCGTGCGGCGCCAAGCTGCGTGTCAGCAATGATGGCCTCAGCTTTGAGATCTACGATCGACCGGCACGGGATCTCACCGGCACGGTGCAGGGTGTATTCAATAACCCGCTCACCCTCGGCTACAAAACAGACAAGATCGATAAACCGGCCAATGCGGTGCGGGTGAAAGGTGAAGAGGTGGCAACAACCAATGCCAAACTCCCGGTGATAGAGGTGGCCATAACTCCGGCCGCTCTCGATGCCGATGCGGTCAGCACTGCCAATGCCTTCGCCACGGTTTACGATGCCTCTGGTCGAGCGGTGCGGCACAAGGAGATCACCGACGATCCGATTGATGCCAGCAGCTACACCGATATCCCGGTTTCCGGATGCTGGGGCGGTGCCGGTGCAGATAACACTCCGCTGGTTTGGCTTAATACCGGCACTCAGCAAGCGCCGGTAAAGGGCAACAAGGTCATACCGACCAGTTTCACTGCCTCGGAAATCATTGTTCCGGACAACGGCAATCAGCTCTTTATCGTCTCCTACATTCAGGCGACTCAGGTCTCCTGGGGCCTGTCTGATTACGTCGACAAGATCGATGGCGAAGAGCAGCTGACCACCGGCGCCCTGACGATCAGCAGCACCAACAATATAGGCCGGGTGCGTGGCGTATACCGCAAGAGCGATGTAAACCGGACCGGTACCAATTTCTTCAATGGTGGCAGCGCCACCTCTAACACCACAGCGATCACCCTCGGCATCTCCCCCGGAGCAACCGGCACCGAGATGATTATCGATTACGACGAGTACAACGGTATCCCGCTTTCGGCATCGATCAGCCCGTCGTCATCCCTATGTAATGAGACCGGTATAGCAACCACGGTGATCGGTGCCGGCAACGTCGTTGGCCTGGCAGTGGTTACCGCATCGGCTCTCGGCCAGAGCGGCGATGGTTACCTCTCGATGCTCGGCGCAGCGATCAATAGCCTAAAGCTGACCGCCTCACCCTCTACCATGCAATCGGCCGAACCGAAGAGTATCAATGAATCGGTAGTAGGTGAAGGTGTCCAGGTAAGTAACATCACCGAAAATGGTTATGACTTTTCTGTGCTCGATATGGCGAAAAAGGTTTTATCGGTCGATCAAATCACCCTCGATCTCTACGGTGTCGTGGTGCCGCTTAAATGGACCAATGATGAAGATAGCGGCACCTATCGGATCTATTTAAAAAAGATCTACCTGACCGGACTAGAAGCGGCTGTTAACTATCAGACCGCCGCCGTAATCGATCCGGATGCACAGGTATCAACCATTACCGCAAAAGCGCTGCAGGCTGATGGATCAGCAGCCACTGATGGAACCCCGGTTGCATTTACAATTATAGGGAAAAGCGGCGGCGCTACGCTTTCGAGCGATAAAGCGTTCACGGTAGATGGCGAGGCATCGGTGCAGCTATCCGCCGGCAACATTGCCGAATTCACCATACAGGCGATCTGTGGGCCGCTGATCGCTAAGGTTTCGATGGAGGTGAAGGATAACCCCGATGGACAAGAAGATGGGGAAGCCGATGGGCAGAGTTCCTATTTTGCTTATCCTGGTAAAGAGATTAGCGAAACATCAGACCTTGGCACCTATAGTTACAACGCCGTAACCGGGCATGTATCAGGGCAGGTTTTACTCAAGGATTGTGATGGGCCGATGTCTCAGGTTGGCTGGTCTATGTCTGGACCAAATTCAGACAGTGGCAGCACAAACGCCGAAGGCATTATGAGTTTCAACAATATGGCCCCAGGCACTTATGGAGTTACCGTCAATGGCGTTACCAGAGAGCTGACTCTACCTCCTGAAGGTGGCTAACGATGAAGTCTCTGGAATTTTGTGAACAATCTGGTAATGCGGGCAGCTCCAGTAGCGCTCTTGATTTTTGCGAAGAATCTTATGTTCTTGATTTTTGCAATGAAGGGCAACTCACGCTGACCGGTACGGAGACTCCGGCTTATGGTGATATTTATATAGCCGAGGGAGGCACCCCCCCTTATGTTTTTTCAATCACGCAAGGCCAGATCGACAGCAGCGGAATGGTTAGCTGGATATCTGATGCGTGCGGCAGCGGTGTTGTGAAGGTAACTGACAGTGTCGGCAGTACGGCCAGCATCACAGTGAGGTTTGCTCTCGGTGAATGGTCATTGATTGAAAATTTTGCTGCGTGGTTGGTCTATGCCAACTGCATTGGCACTTGGGGTAACGGCGGCGGTAATTGCTATATCTATGAGGGTAAATTTAAATATAAGTACACCTATGGTTGTTTCCCCAGTTTCTATAACTGTCAGGCCCCGATTGCCAATAGTAAGTGTCCACCTGAGCTTATCAGTCCATGCATTGAGGGGAATGATTTTTTGTTAAGGTTTTCGGCGAAATACGAATGGGTGTGCCCATGAGCAAATTAAATAACAATGATCGAGGCGTAGGCAGAGTGGTTACGAGTTCCAGTTCAAGCCGTGGACTGGGTGATACCATCGCTAAAATCACCAACGCCGTCGGCATTAAACCGTGCGGCGGCTGCAAAAAGCGGCAAAAGAAATTAAACGAAACTTTTCCTTATCCAAGGGATAAACGATGATACTCCCCGGCGATCTCATCAGAGCTAAAACATACAACGGCCTGCGCTATGATTTTTATTCATGGGGCGTTGTAGCCTATGCCGACGGTAATCGCGAAGTAATGCGCTGCCGCTTGGCCGATGTGGTCTGCGGTACTGTGACCAGTGCCGGTATTTTTTTAGCTACCAGTACGGCTGGAGTTTGGCGGGTGCCGCATAACGGCAGTGGCGATATTACCGGTACCGAGGTCAAGCGTTACGGGTTGAGTTCTGGAGCGCCGATACAATCGGATGTTTGCACCTGGATAGATAGCAACGCGGATATCCTGTTTGTGGCCACTGACGCCGGTGTTGATTTTATTGTCGACAACGGCGGCACGATCTACAGCTTTGCCGATGCTTCCGGTGTCGACCGCTGCGCGATCAGTAGCACGCATATCGCTTACACGCCAAGCGGCGGCGGCATCCATTATCGCACCCATCCAACCGCCGATTGGGTGGTCGGTGATGTCACCATCCTTAATACCGGCAGCTCTCCGGCGATCCTCAGCAATATCATCCAGGCACTCGAATTCGGCACAAACCTATTCATCGGTACCGCCGCCGGAGTGAGTGTTTACGACGGCGCCAACGTCGCCAACTTCACCAGCACACAGCTCGGCACGGTGGTCGATGTGAAGGCGCTCTTCCCGCAGTCAACCGCCACCGACACCGCCGGGGTTTTCGCCTACGCCACCAGCAACGGTAGCGATGGCGGCCGCTTCGGCATCTACGATATTACCGGCGCGACCAACCTTGATACGGTCGCCGGTGATGCCGCAAGCGCCTGGCTGGCCGATGATATCAGTGCCGCTGCGCACGACGACTCTTTGATCGAGTACGTAAAGATCGAGCCGCTTACACCCGGGTACGGTGCCATGAATGTCCGGCGTGATTGGTCAATCTATGCCGAGATCACCGACTCTCTCGATGGTATCCAGTCCGGCACCGTCGCCCTCACGATTAACGGTGCCGCGGTCACTGAAGTAATTACAGCCATCACCGACGGCTACAAGGTCGAGTACACGCCGGCACAGGACAGCGGCTACCAGGAACGGATTGTCTGTGTTCTCACTGCCCTCGATGGCAACGGCAACACCATCACCCGGGCGTGGATATTCACTACCGAAGAGATCCCAGCCGCGACCGTAACCGATACCGCAATCCCACAGGTGACCTGCTATAGGGATATCTCCTTATCGGCTGAAGAAGCTGAGGAAGTGATCGGCACCGTGAATGTCGTCTGGATCGACGACTATGTCGGATCATTGATTGTCGATGAAGCACAAGCCCAGGCGGTCGGTACGATCATCATCGATGACAATACCCATCACAAGCGGCAGCGCACGATCAAAACGAAGATGGTCGATAGCAATGGCGATCCGGTGAAGGAGTTACAGGAGGGGCAGATCATCACCCTGCACTGCCCGGCAATCGGCATGAACCTGCAGCGCTGCGAGATCATGGCCAAGAAGCGACAGTTTGCCAAAGGCGCTGGCGGTTCCTATCTATTTCAAGTCGCATATTACGAGGCGGTCTGATGGCGATAGTCGATTTAAAAAAGCTCAAACAGGGCGTCAAGATTGATCAGCAAAATATCCTGATCGGCGTCGTTATCAGCAACGCAACCCAGACCGTAAAAGTAAGGTTGCCGGATGGACGCATTGTCGACGCCGTAAAAGGCGAAGAACTGTTCGACTCCGGAGATCAACTGGAAATCCGCAGCAATGGCAGCGTGTATATCGTAACTGGCCCGGCGCCGCTGGCGCCCTTGAGTGGCGAATATTTCGTGCAGGTATAAAAAAAGGAGGTCATCATGACCCAGGAACAAAAAGGCAACACCCCGGCAACCGGATCCGGCAGCAAGCTGCTTACACACTTTGATAATACCGACAACGTCCTCACCGACGCCTCGCCAACTCGTGAGCTCGGCCCCTTCAGTACCCGCGGCATTGAAAGTATCTTAGCTGACCTCACGACCAACAAAGGCTGCGACCTTAAATTCGTACCGATGTCCAATCTCGATGACGATGGCGTTCCACAGCGCGAAGGGAAAGCCTCGACCGTTGCCTCGATCGCAGCAGGTGGAGGCTCTGAGCTCGTCAGTTATTCGAAAATCAAGTCTCCATTCATCAAGCTGGTCATCACCAAGACCGAAGCCGGTGATATGGACGTCTACTACGGGGAGATCTCTGGAGGTCTGTAATGCTCAAACTTAACAACACTGTTGAACTTAACAATACCGTGCAGTTAGAAAATATAACAGAACTAGAAAACGCTGTAGACCTTAGTGGGAATATCCTGTTGAATCTAATTAGCAAATATGGCGTGCCGGCCTTGCTTTTAGATAACTCTACTGTGTTTACCGATGTCGCCGGAATAACGCCAGCCGGTATTGGTGATGTGGTTGGTAATGAATCCGATCAGTCTGATGGTGGGCATGATATTTCACAGGCAACGGGAGCAAAAAAACCGATTCTGCGTGATGGGCCACTACTTGAGTTTGATGGTGCGGATGATTTACTATCCAGTGTAAACGCATTTACAGGCGATGAGATTACAATTATTTTTTGTGGTAAATATCGGTCAGCGCCAGCATCAACTAAAACATATTTCGGTGCTGGTGATTCAGGTAATTCAGCTAATTATCTTTCTCTATTTGGCAACTCTTCAGGAAACGTACAGTCATTTATGACAGGTAATTTAACGACAGCAGGAATTTTTAATGTTACACACGTCGTTTCTTCACCAATTACATCAATAGGTATTATCTCAACAAGAGGCAAGGTAAATGTTCAAGAGGTTGGGTGGAATCAAGACAGGACAGCAATAGCTACTGCGACAGCTCCCGTTTTGGAAAATGCAGACGGGTTTTCTCTTGGTGCATTAGTTCGTGGAGGTACAGAGCAGCTTTGGTCTAATATTGATAGCAGTTATTTTTTCGCAATAAATAAATATCTAACAACAGCAGAACTTGAACAAGCAGAACAATATATTGCAGACCTTTGCGGGGTGTCGTTATGAGAGATTACACCGGCACAGTCGGGCGATGTTTTATGTTTTGTAAGGCTGGTAAGCAAGCCGCCGCTAACGAACTATATGTGCCGATTGACCATGATTCAGGTGGTGACAAAACATTCTCTGTGCCGCTTCATGGTCTCAATGCGCAACCGACTGATCCTCCAACGCATTACGGGGCCAACACCGCCGTTGATGCGCAGATGGATACTGACATTAAGAACGCCGGGCCAACAATCACCCGCTATTTTGAGGCCGACGGCTATACCTGGGGATCTGCATTGCAGGATATGTGGCTCAAGGTGATTGAGGCCGATCCTTGATTGCCCGGGACAAGATCGATCACCTGGTCGCCGGCTACGCGATCGCCATCACTATCGGCATTCAGTCCACACCACTGATCGGCTTCATCGCTGGTGCGGTGGCCGGTGCGGCAAAAGAGCTGGTGTGGGATTGGTGGCTCGGTAAAGGTGAACCGGAGTGGTTCGACTTTATCGCCACGCTGATCGGCGCAGCCCTCGCTCTACTCATAATCATGAGGTGACAAAATGAACGCAGCAGCAGAAAAGAAATGCTGGTGTGAATTAGATCAAAAAGCGCAATGCTGCGTTGAAAAATGTAGCGCAAAACCCCGCTGTAAATACCCCTGCCAGACCCTTACCCGTGAAGAACCATGCCTCTGGACCAACCCTGAAGAACCGATTTGCTGAGATGTGGACACATGTGGACACAAATGCCATATTTTAGACAAAACAAAAGGGGTTAGCTTTAGCAGCTAACCCCTTGTATTTACTTGGTGCCGAAGAGGAGACTCGAACTCCTACGCCCTTACGAGCACTAGACCCTGAACCTAGCGTGTCTACCAATTCCACCACTTCGGCAAAAGCGAAGCAACTTATAACAAAAGGGCCTTGTAAATGCAATAGAAAAATTTCTAAAGC